CCGGCGACATCCAATCGCCAGGTCGCGGTGTGTACGGGTCTGGTCGGCGGGATGAGTCTGTGGGCACAACAACTTCGGAAGGAGGGGCTGATATATGGCTGGACATGGCCCTGCGCCGAAGGACCCCGCTGAGCGGCGCCGCAGAAACCGGGTTGAGCCGCTAACTGTGATGGCGGGGGATGGTAAGCAGCGTGGCCCGGGGTTGCCGGATGTGTTTGATTGGCCTGAGGCGACGTTGGCGTGGTGGGAGACGTGGCGGACGTGCCCGCAGTCCTCGAGTTTTACTGATACGGATTGGGCGTTTCTGCTGGATACAGCGATTTTGCATGCCGAGTTTTGGTTGGGTGATCGTAGTGTGGCGGCTGAGTTGCGGTTGCGGGCGGCGAAGTTCGGTGCGACGCCGGAGGATCGTTTGCGGTTGAAGATCGCGGTGGGTGATCCGGAAGCATCCTCTGCACCGGGCAGGTTGCAGACGAAGGCGATGAAGAGTCGGCGGGCGCGGCTGTTACGTGCGGTCGGCGATGACGGCGGTCCGCAGTAACCCGTTTCGGTCGCTGGGGTTTTATGCGATCGAGTGGATCGAAACATTCTTGGTTCACGGGCCTGGCGATGTGCAGGGTCAGCGTATTGAGTTGGATGATGAGTTCGCGGCGTTCATCCTGAACTGCTATCAGGTTGATGATCGGGGGCGCCGCAGGATTCGGCGGGCGTTTCTGTCGCGGCCGAAGGGGCGCAACAAATCGGGCCTGGCGGCGATGCTGGCGTGTTTTGAGGCATTGGGGGAGTGCCGGTTCGATCATTGGGCGCAGCCCGGCGAGGTGTCGGATTGGGGTTACGAGTTCGAGCCGGGGGAACCGGTGGGCCGCCAGTTGACTTACGCCGAGATTTTGAATGTTGCGACCGAAGAGGGGCAGGCAGGCAACACGTATGACGGGGTGTACTACATGCTGCACCCGGATACATGTTCGGCTGGACTGTTAGATCGGTTCGGCACGCTAGACGTCGGGTTGACTCGCACGAATTTGCCGTATTCGCGGGGGTTCATTGAACCGGTGTCGGCGGCGAACGAGTCGAAGGACGGCGCCAAATCAACGTTCATCGTGTCGGATGAAACCCATTTGTGGACGCCGCCGGCGCAGGGTGTGTTCAAGCTGGGGAAGATGCATCAGACGATGGTGCGGAACCTGCTGAAACGGAAAGAGTCGTCGGGATGGATGTTGGAGACGTCCACAATGTATGCCGAGGGTGAGAATTCGGTGGCTGAGGGCACCCACGCCTATGCAAAAGCGTCGGATCGGCGTGATGGGAAGCTGCTGTTTGATCACAGGCAGGCGTCAGATCATTGGAATCTGGATAAACGCGCGGAGCGGATCAAGGCGTTACGTGAGGTGTATGGACCAGCGGCAGCCTGGATGGATTTACCGGCGATCGCCGACTATTGGGATGACCCGCAAGCCACGGAGGCCGAGTTCCGCCGATTCTGGTTGAACCAGCCGGTGCCTTTGGTCGACCCGAGTGTGTTCGATGTGGTGCAGTGGGCGGCGTTAGCCGATCGGACTGTTGAACAACCTTCTCGGGTGGCGTTGGTGGTGGATGTGTCGCCGGATCAATGGTGGTCTTGTATCGGGGTAGCCGGCCAATCCGGGGATAAGACGGTGGTGTTATGCCATTCGGGGCGGGGCACTGATTGGGTGACACCGAAAATCGCTGAGCTGCTCGAGTCGCGTGGCGTTGATGAGGTGGCGTTGTTCACGGGTGGTCAGGCGCGGGCGTTGCAGCCGGATTTGACGCGGGCCGGGATCGAGTTTGTGAAGTTGTCGCAGGCGGATATGTCGGCGGCGTGCGCGGCGTTTCAGCAGGCCGTCAAGGACGGGACTGTGGTGCATGTGGGGCAGCCGGAGCTTGATGTGGCGGTGGCGAACGCGAAAACCCGCAAGGTGGGTGAAAACGATCAATGGGATCGGCGTGAACCGAAGACTGATATTTCGCCCCTGGTGGCGTGTTCGGGCGCGTTTTACCGGTGGGGTATGCGCAGAGCTGAATATGCGAATTTGGAAAGCGTTTGGTGAAAGAAATGCCCTGGAAGATCACACATTTCGATAGTCGTTGCCCGGCGAGTAAACCGTATGCGGTTGTCAAGAAAGACACGGGCGAGTTAGTTGCATGTCATGACAGTAAGGGCAGCGCGCAAAGCCAGTTGTCGGCTTTGTATGCGAATGAGCCGAAAATGAAGGAGTAAATCATGAAGAACTATCCTGCTCCGTCTGCTGGCGAGAACGTCCCAGGCGGCGGATACCCTGCGCCTACCCCTCACGCGGCAGCAGTCGCACAAGAGCCTTATATGGCGCCGGAGGCTGATTTGAACGAGCTGGCGAATACCGGCTTCGAGATGACGAAGGAAACCCATACTTGGACGTCGACGCCGGGTAACTGATGGTTTCCTGCGAGGTCCGAAAAGCCCCGCTGCATAGGCGGTGGCATTGGCGGCTTTGGGCTGCGCTCCAGTGGGTGGCTGATCAAATTAAGCCAAGTCCGCGGTTGGGTGGTGTGAAAGTGAGTAAATGGAAGCTTTCACGGGATCAGCGTCGCAATAATCCTTGGGGCTGGCGCAGAAACTTGCGCGAGGTGAATTGGATCTTTGAATGAGCGACCACCCGATATATGACAGTGTCAGCCGAGACATGTTTCGCAAATTCGAGTCGATCCGTGACATCCATGTGGAATCGATCAGTCCACATGGATCGGATTGGGTGATTGAAGGCTGGCACTGGCGTGACCCGCGGGCATCATACACCGAATACATCAAAATGGAACGACTAAGCCGTGTGGCCGTTCCCTAAGCGCAAGGAAGAACAGCGCGCTATACAAGCCTGGCCTTGGGATACCGGCGGGCTTGCTGGCGGACCGGCTGATCGTACGCTAAGTGTTGATCGTGCCTTATCTTTGGTGCCGGTGTTCGGCGCCGTGCGTTTGTTGGCGGATTCGATCGCCTCACTGACACCTGTCGTTTATACGATTGGCAACAACGGGATTCCGGTGAAGCGCCCGACGCCATCATTGTTCGTGAACCCGTCGATGCACGGCACTCTGTTCGACTGGATACATCGTCTGGTGACGTCGATGGGGTTGCAGGGCGATGGTATCGGGTACGTTACCGCCCGCGATTATTACGGGTTTCCGACGATGGCCGAGTGGTTGAACCCAGCTGATGTGGCCACCGATGACGGCACTAACCTGGCCGGCCGGGGTTCATACATGAATCCGTTGTGGTGGTGGCATGGCCGTCCCCTGGTTTGGAGTTCTAACGCGACTGTCTCTGAGATCATTCATATCCCATGGTTTTGCATGCCTTATCGGGTGCGGGGATTCAGCCCGATTGGCGCGTTCCGTCTCACCGCGAATACTGGGCTCGGCGCGGCCGAGTATGCGGCGCAGTGGTTCGCTCAGGGTGGTGTGCCGCCGGGCACTTTCCAAAACACCATGCAGAAAGTGTCCAAAGATGATGCGGACATTATTGAGGCGCGGCTCACCAACAGATTGCAGCGGCGCCGCCCGCTTGTGTACGGTTCCGACTGGGTTTACAACCCGATTGCGATCAATCCGCATGAAGCCCAATTCGTCGAGACGGCGCGTCTCACTGCGACTGAGATCGCTACGATTTATGGTATACCGCCGGAGAAGATCGGCGGCACCCAAGGCGGCAGTCTCACCTACACAAATGTTGAGCAGGCGTCGCTGGATTATCTGAAATTTTCGCTGCGGCCGTGGCTAGTGCGGATCGAGATGGCGTTGTCGAAACTGTTTCCGCGAGGCACGTTTGTGAAATTCGACACCACGGATCTGCTCCGCACGGATGCAAAGACGCGCGCTGAGATCGACCAAATCATGTTGGCGAATCAGGCGTACCGAACCCTCGATGAGGTGCGGGCGGACCATGACTGGCCACCCATGCCGAAACCCGACCCAGTACTGGCTCCTGCATCCCCCCTAATGCCGTCAGCGCCGTCCACTAACGGCAATTCACCGTCTCCGCTTGCGGTGGGCGAGAACTGAGAGGAACGAGAGATATGACCGTGTCTGATACTGGTGAGCAGCTCGAACTCAGCGAAGAGCCGCCCAAGAAGATCACGCCGATGATGGAGAACCGGGAGCGGATCTACACGTCTCAGTGGGGTAAACCCAGGCCGGTCGAGCTGCGGGCCGGCGGCAGCGGACGCATAATCGGGGGCTACGCGTTCGTACACAATTCCGAGTCGGAGAATCTCGGCGGCTATACCGAACGTATCGCACCAAGTTTCGCGAACAAGTCGCGCGCCGACGGCTGGCCAGGACAATCCGGCGGGGGTGTGGTCTGCCGCTATAACCACAACGACGAGCTCTTATTGGGCACCACCCGTTCTGGGACGCTGCAACTGTTCCTCGACGAGATCGGCCTGAGTTACGACGTAGATTGTCCGGAGTGCCGCAGCGATGTGCTAGAGATGGTCGCTCGTCGCGACGTCGCCCATTCGAGTTTCGCGTTCATCGCCCACGAGGATGAGTGGGGAGTATCTGATCAGAATTTCCCGCTGCGCACGCTGATAACGGGCAAGATTATTGATGTGGCGCCGGTGCTGGTCCCGGCTTATCGGGACACGTCGGTGGCGAAGCGGTCCCTGGCCAAATTCAAGGGTATTCCGGTCGAGGACGTTGAAGAGTTGTCACAACAGAACGAGTTGCGAAAGTTATTTGTTCGCACGGATGGCGAGCCGCTCAAGCGTAAGCCAAGGCTAACTCCGCAGCAGGCGAAGATGCGTTCGTTAGCAAAGCGGCCCCACGATCCGATCGTCGGCAAATAGAACGTAGGTCTAACCCCCGTAGCTGTCGCCGCGGGGGTTTTGTTATGCGCCCCAAAAGTTTCCAGGTCAGCACGGCCGGGTGAACCCCACCGACCCTGACCTGATCGCGCGGGTAGCCGCGCGCCCGAAGGCCGGTGCAGCCACCTTCACACCCCCTAAAAGTCAAGCCCTCGAAAGGAATGGGCACATGAATGATGTTGTGAAGAGGCTGCAAGAATCTCGGTTGAACGCTTGGGCGAAGGCCACTGCGATCGCCGATGCGGCAGCGAACGAGGAGCGCGCCTTCACTCCTGATGAGGAGAAGGCGTGGAATGAGTGGGACGCCGAATGTGAGGCGCTGGACAAACGAATTCAGCAGATCCTCGAAGGTGAGAAGCGCGCGAAGAACGCCGAGGAGTCGATTGCGGCGCTGGCCGGCAAGCCGGTCGAACGCGCCGGCAACCTCGTGTCGATTGGCAAGTCGGCGGCAGAGGAAGCTGCGGAACTGCGCAGCTGGCTCAAAGGTGAAGTCTCCGGGGTATACACACTGGCCTTGCCGAACGCGGTGGAGCGGCGTACCTTGCTCGACTCCAACGTTCCACTGCCCACCTCGTTCATCGGCCAGCTTTATAAGTATCTGGTGGACACCAGCTCGATTCGGCAGGCCAACCCCACCGTGTTCACCACCAACAGCGGTGAAGGTCTGGTTGTGCCGCGGTCGACCGCTGAAGGTTCAGCGGTGTGGACTGGTGAAGGCGCCGCACTGACCGCCGGCGATCCAACCCTGTCCAGCGTCACCCTGAACGCCTACAAGGTCGGCAAAATCATCCAGGTCAGCTCGGAACTGCTGCAAGATGAAGGCTTCGACGTGACCGGCTTCCTCGCCGAACATGCCGGCCGCAACATCGGCATCGCAGTCGACACCGCCTACGTGGTCGGCACCGGCACCAATCAGCCGACCGGGTTCGTCGGCGCCGCAACCGTGGCATTGACCGCGGCGACAGGCACCGGCTCCCTAGTGGGCCTGCCCACCGCCGGCGCATCACAGGGCGCGGACGTGCTCATCGATCTCTACCATTCGGTGATTCCGCAATACCGTCCGCGCGGCTCGTTCATCATGAACGACTCCACCATCAAGGTCGTCCGCAAGCTGAAAGACACCACAGGGCAATACATTTGGCAGCCCGCACTGGTTGCCGGCCAACCAGACACCATCCTCGGCCGGCCGGTCTATGCGGATCCGAACATGGACGCGTTGGGCGCGACGAAGAAACCAATCGCGTTCGGCGACTTCGGCGGATATTTCATCCGCGATGTCACACCTATTCGCTTCGAGCGTTCGGACGATTTCGCCTTCGGCACGGATTTGATATCGTTCCGTGCGCTGTACCGGACCGACGGAAAGCTCGGGGATACGAACGCTGTGAAGGTTTACGCGACCGCGGCCAGCTAATTCTGTCAGGGAGGGGATGGCCGACCACCTCACGGCCTTCCCCTCCCCGACCAGGAGAGGATGTTATGAAAATTCGGATGAAGATGACCGTCACGGGAACTTTCCATGGCAATCCTGCCGGTGTCCGCACGGGCGATGTCGTCGAGGTTGATGACGAGAACGGGCAACGTTACATCGATCTCGGGTATGCGGAGCCGCTACGTAGCCATCCCGCTGAAGAGCATGCAGTAGCTTCAAAAGTGAAACAGGAACGCGCGGTTGTGGAGCATGCAGTCGAGAAACCTGCCCCACCGAAGGCTGCCGAGAAACCCGTATACGGGGAGACTCATCCACCGAAGGATGCACCCGAACCGGCCACCAAGCGCGGCCCAGGAAGACCCCCCAAAGCCAAGTGAAGATAAAGGGGGTCATGCGCCAACTTGAGGGCGGCGGCTACTATCGAGTACGCCAACCCTTAGAAGAATTAGCGCGTCACGGACACGAAACCCATTGCGAACTGTCACGATCCGACGTGAAAGCGGACGACGCCGACGTGATTGTCGGACAGTTCATCGGCGGCCACGGCATCCATTCCACATCAGCTTCGGTAAGCGATGTCGTGCTGGTGCATCGCTGGTGGCGACGGCTGGCCCGCGAATGCAAACTGGTGTATGAACTGGACGACGACCCATTCGAGGTGGAACCGCACAACCCGTTCTACCACCAATACATGAATCCAGTTGCATTCGACAGCATCACACACTGCCTGCAAATCGCCAACCTAGTGACAGTATCAACTGAGGCGCTCGCCGAACGGATACGTAAACACAACCCCAACATTGCGGTACTGAAAAACCGCATCGATAAATCCGTGTTCGAGCTGAAACGCCCAAGGCGCGACAAGATCACCGTCGGATGGGCCGGCAGCCTGTCGCACCTCCACGACATCAAAGAATGCGCATATGGTCTACGAAAAGCGTTGGACCACAACGATATTGAAGCGCATTTCATCGGCTCGGATTTCGGCCCGTTGATAGATCGCCCGATACGGTTCACGCCGTGGTGCACGAAAACCACCGACTACTACAAGCTGATCGACTTCGACATCGGCCTGGCGCCACTGCGATCCACCCGGTTCGCCGAGACCAAATCGCACATTAAAGCGCTCGAATATGCGGCGCTGGGCATCCCCGTAATCGCCTCCGACACGGCACCCTACCGCGATTTCGTGATCGACGGTGTGACTGGCTACCTGGTGCGGCGTGAACATGAGTGGGCGACCCGGCTGCGTGAACTCATCAACGATGAAGCGATGCGTGAGGAGATGGGCGCGAAGGCGCGACAGGTGGCTTCGGAGTGGACGATTCAACAGGGCTGGCAAGAATGGGAATCGGCATACAAAGTGTTTGTTAGTTGAAACAATGAGAAGGGAATCAGCCCATGTCACTAGAGTTCTTTGAGCCGCGCCCCCCGAAGATTGTGGCCCTCAAATTGGACTTCCTCGACGATCCTGATAGCGAGGTGGCCGAGAAGCTGCGCACCATGCCGATAGTCTCAGAGGTCGCTATCGAATACGGTATTTTTGGTCGAACTGTCGCGATCAATCCGCACGGACGATCAGACTCGAGATGGGTGTTTAGAACCGGGCTCAAGGATGTTGAGGACGCCTGGCTTGTCTACACGCCGCCGCCGCCGGACTCCGAGATTTACGGCCCTGGTGAACTGAAGCGGCTCTCAGACAGCGAATTTCATCGGCGATACCGCCCCTGTGAATCAGAGTCGATCTCAGCTTGAGAACCCTATCGGACAGATTCGACATTGCGTACGCAGCGATCTCCCATGGCGCGCTGCAGAAGCCACAGGAACTGGCTGAGTTTCTTGGCCTTCTGGTTGACCTGAAATCTGATGTGATTGTCGAAATCGGCGTATTTTCCGGCGGAACCTTATATGCGTGGTCGCATTTCGCGCGCACCGTGATCGGGATTGATAAAGCCCCCGGCGGGCCGGAGTCGATTTACCTCAGCAACGGACAACCACGCGACGAGCACGGCGCTATACCTATTATCGGCGACTCCCACGATCCGGCGACACTGGCAGCTCTCACCGAATGCCTCGCCGGACAACAGATTGACTGTCTGTTCATCGACGGGGACCACACCTATGAGGGTGTACGCCAGGACTACGAAATGTATAGCCACCTGGTGCGGCCGGGCGGCCTGGTCGCCTTCCATGACATCGTCACCCACGCCGAGCATGTCGACTGCCACGTCGACCAGCTCTGGGCAGAGATCAAAGACGACACGGCAGTCGAGATCATCGACCCGAACGGTGGCCAATGGGCCGGGATCGGAGTGTTGTGCATCCCGGCGTGATCGATTGGGTGCAACAAGTACTGACCGCCGAACACGTCAAGGGCCTCGACGTCCTCGAAGTCGGCTCCTATGACGTGAACGGCTCAGTACGCCCCTACCTGGAATCGCTGCAACCCAGACGATATCTGGGTGTTGACGCTGAAATGGGACCATCAGTCGACCGTGTCGTCGATTGCGAGAAACTGACCACAGAAGTCGCCGGACTCTGGGATCTCGTCATCTCGACGGAGATGCTGGAACATGTCCGCGACTGGCAAACCTGCATAGAGCAGCTCGTCGAAAAGGTCAAACCAGTTGGGCTGCTGCTCATAACAACACGCTCACCAGGATTCCCATACCACCCATTCCCTGAAGATCATTGGCGATTCAGGGTAGAAGATATGACGGTCATTTTGGGCGTATTAGGAATGAAAATCGTTGCGCTCGAGGACGACCCGATATGTCCAGGCGTATTCGTACTGGCCCGCAAACCGATCAACTGGCAGCATCCCACACAGCACCGGCAAGTGTGGGAGACGCTGAACATCGCGAAACCAACCATCTGAAAAATCTCTCCCCTTCCTTAAAGGCCCCTGCACCCTTTTAGGAAAGGAACCACCCCATGGCCGCAGGTGCCTGGTCGTTTACCAATACCTCACGAACCAAAATGCTGAACGGTCAATTCGACTTCGATACTGACTCCTTCAAGGTCGCACTGTTCCTCAGCACCTCGAATATCGGCGCAACCTCCACCACCTACGCCGGCGTCACGAATGAGCACGCTAACGCCAACGGCTACACCACTGGCGGTATCACTCAAGCGTTCACCCTGGCCGGTACTACATCGGTGACGGTGTCATTCACCGCGAATCCGGTATGGACGGCGTCGGGCGGCTCCATCACGGCGCGTTTCGCGGTGATTTATGAGGTTGGCGGGGATGTTGTTTGTTACTGCCTGCTCGACTCAACTCCCGCTGATGTGACCGCAACGACAGGCAACACGCTCACAATTGATTCCGACGGCACCCCGAATCCTGTCTTCACGCTGGCTTAGTCGAATAACTGATGAACAGCAAGTACGCAATCGAATTCACCGCATCAGGTGTCGTGAGCGAAGCCGTTGAAGTCACCGACAACGACGAAATCACAAAGGAAGGGGAGGAGTAACCAGCCCATGGCTGCCGGGCTCTCGACGACCAACGTCGCCAACAAGTTTCTGGATCACTTGGGCAGCAACACGTCCTGGACGATGCCCGCAGCGATCTTCGTGAAGCTGCACACCGGTGATCCGGGCTCGGCGGGCGCAAACGCTGCTGCCGCAGGTTCGACTACCCGTGTCGCAGCGGACTTCTCTGCTGCTGTAGCTGGTGCTATTGCGCTCACCGGCACGGCCCCGCAATGGACGAACGGCGGCGCGTCGGAGACGCTGACGCACATCAGTGTGTGGGATGCCTCAACCGCCGGGAACTTCCTCTGGTCGGCCACGCTCACCGCACCGCAGGGCTGGGTGTCCACCAACACGTTCACGCTCACAACTCTGGGCGTTTCAATCACTCCGCTTGCAGCGTAAGGAGATATACCAATGTCATTTCTAACTGGAACGAATGTCGAGACGATTTACGCCAGCACCGCAGCCGGTGCCTCATTGAACACGTTTACCACTGAGGCGCTGCTCAACACTACTGCTACCATGGGTGTGCAGGCACAGCTTCCACCTAGTTTTTGGCTACCAAATCAGAACATGGTTGGGCGCGGCATCAAGGTATTGGCGCGTGGAACCCTGGCTGCTACTGCTACGCCAACATATACCGTTACTGTGCGTGGTGGCGCTGCGGGCAACATTACTACAGCACCTATTCTTGGCGGTACCGCTGCGATGACAACCGTTTCCGGCGCTACCACCTGTGCGTGGGAGCTTGAGTTTGACATGATTATGAAGACGCCACCCACAACCGGTGCCACTGCGACAGTGACCTCGGTGGGACGCTTCTTCTGCCTGGGGTTGGCGACGACGGCCAACAACAGTATGTATGGTGCTGCTGCAACGCCGGGAACCCTTGCGGTACTTGATACTTCGATCATCAACTTCATCAACGTGAACGTGGCGTGTTCGGCTAGCTCGGCGTCCAATATCTTTGCGCTGCAACAGCTTTTGGTGTTCGGTTTGAATTAGTCGGGCTGAAACCCAAGTTCCCGCCGAGTTGGCGGGATTTTTTATGCCCGAAATTGTGAGGAGGTGATGTATGCCGTTAAAAGATGATTGGGTTATCGGCGACTTCTACACTAACACCGCCGCGAATGCTGTAGCCAACGCGATCAACACAATTCACGTGAATGTCTTGGATTCCGGCGCGGACTCCACTGGAGGGTCTGGGGATCTCGGGGCGATCATCACATCTCTGGCCTCTAGTTTGCACACCTCGGGCGGCGGCACGATTTATATCCCGCAGGGCACCTATAGATTTACGACGACCGGCACGGTTGACAGCCCGAAAGTGAATATAATTGGTGACGGATCGGGCGTGACGAAGCTCGTGCCCGCCGCAGGGTTGGGAACGTCTCCGTGCCTGGATATTTCTGCTCTTACCACGTCGAGCGGCGACTACGGCGGCAAATTCGGCCAGTTCAGCATCGATGGTGCTGCAACACCGTCGGGTGTTGGCATGGTGTATGGCGATATGATCCGCGGCCATTTGGATGATATTTTCATCGACAACTATTCGACCGGTAAGGCACTGCGGTTTCTTAACCGGTCTGTCTGGACTGAACGGACGCTCATTACTCGGTTGACGTTGGGTAACAACAATAAGATCGGGTGGGCGTTCGAGGTTTCGGGTGGTACAAACTCATTCGGATATACGCGGGCTCTCGATTGCGCACTCAACCTGGACAAGATTGCCAACACCACTACTGTTGCATCCGTAAGCACGACGGTGGGATCAACATCAGCGACCGTGACTGGGGGCGGATACCCTGGTGTCTCAAACGGAATGAGTGTGGATGGCGTCGGCCTGTACAGTGGCACAACTGTTACCAATATCGTCGGCAATACTTTGACGTTGTCGATCCCGGCGAGTGCATCCGGGACGAACACCCTGTCGTTCGCCGCGAACAATCAGACTGGCATTCTTCTCACCGGCACTGCCTATCTATATAACGCCAGTCTCGGCCTGACTGTCAACGCTGTCGGCGGGGTTGAAGGGACTAGTCAATCGCCCGTAATGATTAAAGTGGACGACAACAGCTACCTGGAACGCATGGACTTCATCATCGACGCTGAAAATACCGGCGGCAAAGTGGGAGCCGTATGGGTGGGTACAAACGCGACTTTCATTGGCTATGGCTACACGTCGTTCTCAGATCCGTTTATGACTGGGAATAATAATTACACGGCGCCCACCGGCACCGGGGTTGTGCAGCTTGGCGGCGCCGCGCATTTCGGGTTCGCTCTAAACGACAGCCCAGCCGGGAATTATTCAATAGGTAACAATGCTTGGCATGCCCTGCGTGCGCGCCGCTACTACGAATCCTACGATCGGTTCTTGATCAGCCATGACGCCATCATCAAGTGGGGTAGCGGCAGCGTCGCAGTGGATACCACGCTGGCACGGGCCTCAGCTGGTGTATTGCAGGCCAACGGCAACCTGATTCGTGGCGGCGCGAACATCGTCTCTGTAGACACCACCTTGACCGCCGATGATTATTTGAACGTTCTCACCGGCACTATAGCCCGAACATTCACCTTACCCGCATTGGCTGGCAACACGGGCGTGGAGATGGTGTTCAAGAATCGCAGCACACAAATCTTGACTATACAGCGGGCAGGAACGGACCAGATTTACGATACCGGTGCGGTGAGCAGTTTCACCGTCGCCGCTGGCGCGACTGCACAGGTTATCAACGACGGCACCTACTGGCTGAAAGTTTAGCCGGTGGAGCCGATATTGGGGTGGTTGCCCGATGGCTACGTTCCTCAATGACACCTTCACCGAAGCCAACGGTGTACTCCTCACCAGTCATGCCGGCGAAGCCGGTGCGACGTGGACGAAGCACAGCGGCTATAGCGGTGTCGCGACGTGTGAGGCCAACCGGTTTTACTGCTCATCATCGCCGGTAGATTATGACTCGTCGGGCACACCAGCCAGTCCCGACTATGATGTCACCGCCACGATCACAATCGTAAGTACGGGAGTCAGCTGTGAGGCCGGTGTTATCGGCCGAGCTGCGGCCGGCGCCAACACAGATTATGTAGCATACCTGGACCGAATCAGCGCCGGCAGTGCGATGCGGGCGCGGCTCGGTAAACGGGTGGCCGGTTCTTTCACCAGTCTCGGTAGCGCTTTCACGATTACTCCGACCGCCGGTACGGATCACACTGTCACGCTCCGCATGGTCGGCGACCAGATTTCGTGCCTGTACGACGGGTCGACGGTGGTCGGCCCGATCACCGATACCGCTATCACGGCTGCCGGTGTGGCCGGTGTGCACTTCTCCGGCGTCGTAGCCACATCAACGGGTTTCCATATCGCTGATGTTTCAGCGGCAGACCCAGTTGTGCCGCCCGCGCCGACGCCGCAGTCGCCGTTGATAATCCCGCACCCATTCGTCGGCCCGATGGCGCTGCGGAACAAGTTGCGGTCTCTTGCAACCCGAGTGCGATCGTTCGTCGTCGTTCCGGTCGGTATGTCCGATTCCGATCCCACTATGGTCGCAGTTGGGCTGACTGCTGGTGGTGTTGTCGGGGCTGTCGCGGGCGCCCCCACTGCTATCATGGTGGGATCGGCGGGTTTCCCTTACGAATTCCCGTTCGCCCTTCAAAGCCTTTCCGCCGACGGTGATGTGTTCGCCGCCTTCGCGCCAGCACCATTCCGTATCCCTAACCGTAATGTCGGCCCGATGGCGTTGCGGAACAAGTTCCGCAGGGCCTTACCGCCAGATGCTACGGCCGCAGCCGCAGCAGCCAATGTAATTGGCACACCAGGTGCTGCCTCGCTGACATTGACAGGCAGCGCGCCAAGCCTCGATGCGGGCATTGTCCCGAGCGGCGGAACTCTGGCTCTCACGGGATCCGCACCTGTTATTGATGCGGGTATCCGCCCGTCAGGCGCATCTCTGACGGTTACCGGGGCTGCTCCGACTGTCACGGTCAGTAATAACGTCACCGTCACGCCAACCGCGGCGTCGCTGACGGTGACCGGTGCCGCACCCAACCTCGATTCTGGTATCCGCCCGTCGGGTGCCAGCCTGACATTGACCGGCGCCGCACCGAGCCTCGATGCAGGTGTCCGCCCAGGCACTGCTATCCTGACCCTGACTGGTAGTGCGCCGCAACTGAATTCGGGAATCATAGCGGCTGCCGCTACCCTAACTGTGACTGGTAGCACACCGGATGTTGTCCTACCCGTCACACCGGATGCTGCACCGCTAACCGTGACCGGCGGCACACCGGATGTTCTACTATCGAGCACAGATCAGCCCGTATACTGGCCGATCCGGATCCCTAACCGCAATGTCGGGCCGATGGCGCTGCGGAACACATTCCGATGGTCGATCCTATTACCGTCGGAAGATGCGCAGCCTGTAATAGTTACGCCCGCTGCAGCCTCACTAACCCTGACTAGTGGTGCGCCGCAACTAGATTCAGGCATTCGGCCGGCCGCGGCTGCATTAACTGTCATAGGTTCCGCGCCGCAACTCGATTCTACTGTCCGACCAAGCGCAGCATCATTGACCGTTACCAGTGCCGCGCCGCGGCTGGACTCCGCTATCCGCCCCGCAGCAGCCAGCATCACCCTGACTGGTTTAATACCGCAACTGGATTCTGGTATCGGACTTACTGCAGGCAGCCTCACACTGACTGGGGCGGCGCCCACAGTGGATATCAGCGCCCCCGCCGTATTCTATGCACCACTACAGATCCCGAACCCGTTCGTCGGGCCGATGGCGCTGCGGAACAAACTCCATCGGGCATCAAGCAGCGCGCCGCCAACAGTTATTGTTAGCATTCCAACACCGCGCACTAAGGTAACCGTCCTATCTGGTAAACGCGCCAGCCAGATCGGGATGGCAGTGGCGAAACCGGGCGCAGTGACATTATCCGGGCGGCGTGACAGCACAACCGCCATGACCGGCAGCCAACCTGACATGGCGTTGGCCGGAACATACAGAACCGAATCCGACCTTTGAGCGGAGGACTGTTGACGATAGTCATAGGACGGGATGAAGCATGGCGCCGCTACGAAACCCGCACCTTTAAAGCCACCATCACCGACGAGGCCGGCGCCGCAGTCGACTTGACCGGGGTGAGTTTGGAGTGGCTGCTCACAGCCAGCCAAAACGACACAGCCACACCACTACTACATAAAGCAGCAGGCGAATTCTCAGCATTGGAAGGCACCTCCCACAACATCGTCGTATGGACAGTGACTGATACCCAATCGGCATCCATCCCGGCCGGCTTTTATTGGTGTGAATTGTGGGACCGGACTTCGGACGTATGCCTATTAGCCGGAAGCGTAGTGCTTTTACCTGGTAGAGCGCCGATCCCGTGATTGGTCGAAGGCGCGATGGCAACTTTTGCATCTGGGCTCGTAAAAAGTGACATCGGTGCTGTAAGGCAACAGGTGTCCACCATCAGTGCCGGTGCGCTCATTCTCGTCAAGATGGTTATAGGACCACTCCTCGGCTTGCTGACCACAATCGATGCAAAGGAACTGGCTTGCTGAGCCTCGGTATTTCTTGACTCGGTAGTGCATTCCTTGATAGGTGACATCGTCGCCGACCCAGTGATAATGATCTTCACCCTTGGCAACGTAGTCCTTGAGAACCACTTGTGGATCACCGTGCATCCATACTCGGCGGTGATGGAGTTGACAATATCCTCGACCAAAATGGTCCCGGTCGCATCCCTCGACGGAACATCCCTTACGAAAGAGCGATTCTGCGGGGCCTATAATGCCGGTCGTGCGCCAGCGTTGGTAGTGCATGCCGCATAGGCCACGCAGCCGAATTTTGACGAATCTCTCGCAACCATCTACGGAACAGATATCCTGGGCCATGTCGACTCCTATCAGTCGGCCATTCCCCGGCCTGTTTGCGCAGGTGCGGGGCTTTGTCATTAAGAATACTGGAAAGAGATAAGGGCTGAATGTTCCCCCTGCGATTCACTGTTGGTATTCATAGCGCGGGTACAGGCGCGGGGGACGAC